CTTCTCTCATGACATCATCATAAGCCTTGCCTCCCGTTTGCCCGATACTCTGCCTATCTGTGTTTTGCGTTTCAAATATAATGGGAGCGCCTACGCTAGTTTGCCAGTTCCCCCTCATTCGCCCAGTGTCTACGCGAGTGTCCATAATAATTCCAGTGAATAGCTTAATAACTACAACTCTGGCTAACTGGTCTAGTGTGGTTTCCGTTTTTTCAGCCCACTGGTCAAACGTCATATTAGCCATTACTTTCTCGCCTGAATAAAATAAACAACCCCGACAGTAGAAGGTTTGACTTCTTTTACGCTAATTATTGACCAATCTTGAGAGGATAAAGTTATTGTGTCAGTAGTTAGTGGCTCGACAGTTTCATCAACAATCACTAATCTATCTGACGCTAAAATTCTTGTTCCATCTATTTGGTTGTCATTATAGTGCTGGACTATTCCTTGAGGCGTATAGGTCGTGGTCGTCCCTGTTACGACAGCTCCCGTCACTGGGTTAATACTATTACCGGATAACCGCTTAATAGTAATTTCCATTCCATATTTAGTTAGCAGCCTTGACGCAGTGGCCGCCATGCGTGTATAGAAAGTTGCGCTCATTACGACATCGCCAGAGGAATTCCAAGACCATTAAATTTCATTAATAAAGATAATAAATCGCCGCTTCTGCTCCTTCTTGAAACTCTGCCTGTATCCGCAACGGCATAGGCGACCTGTACCGCCCCATCCACTCTTTCCATTTTGATACCAGTGGCGGCACTTTGAGTGAGATTCCATAAATCTTCGCCTGAGTTTATGTCTATGGCTAAAGACATTTGAGCCTGCTGAACTTGTGTGGGGATTTCGTCATTATCCCAACTCCAGTTAGCTATATCCGTCAGATTATTTCTGGGGTAAGCCATTGGTTGGGTCTTGGTAGTTGTTTCGCCTTTTAAGACGTTTTCAAGACCGTCAATAAATTGACCAGCCTCTATAATTTGGGTTTGAAATGTTTGGGAATCGGTAACGGTAACATTTAGAGTTGCGGCATAAGCTATATATTCAGCCATTGTCACATAGCTGTTAGCTCCCGCCACAATAGTGCCATCTTCTACCACGATTGTTGTCATTTGGAGAGCCTTTGAAGTGTTTTATTTAAGGCATTTTGAAGGGATTGCAAGGGGGATTTCTCCCCCCGCAAAACAATACTTAACCTAACAGCACAGCAGTGAACTCTGGCTTCCAAACTTTATACCCATAAAGTACAGAGACATCGAACATTGCTTTGTTGTAGCCTTTATAAGCGGCTATGTTATAGATCAAGCCAGATTCAGGGTCTTGCACTGTTAAACGATCAACAGCAGCATCTCCACCTGAAGGTTGGGCTAGTCCACGAACACCAATTTCTACAGCCGACTTGTGAAAAGCTATATTTTTTGTAGAAGTCGCAACCATAGTGATTGCTTTAGTGGCCGTACTCATTGCAACTTGCAGACCATTTTCTCCTAGAACAATAGTTCCACCGCCAGATACATCACCATCACCAGTGGTCACACAATATTGATTTGTGTCACCAGCAAAAGTAATAACATCTCCAGCTAGAATAGTTCCAGTGCCAGCAGAAGCTAACGTGATAGTAGTTGCTCCAACCGCATAACCAGCAGCATCAGTTGTCGCACTTGACGCTGTTCCAGCAGTATGACTACCGATACCAGCAGATTCCTTGATCTGGATGCCTTGTAGGTCTAGCAAAGTGCCTCGACGCAATAACTCAACGCCTCCAGACTCATTACCTTTCTGCAACTGCGCCAAATTGCGAAGCAAAGTTCCCGCCGCTGAGTTCATCACGATGGTTGCTTGTCTGTCATTTGAGGGCATTCCGTTATCAACTAGAACCTGACGAATTTCAGCAACATCATCAAAGTTAGAAGAAAAAGGAGTTGTTCCCGCTGTGCCAACTGCGCGAGATGCGCGATCAGCAATATCAAGGGCAACTTCAGTCTCAATTTGATTAGTAATTGCTCTCATGGCTTGCTTGATTTGATCGCCATAAATGGTATCAAAGCCAGCACCATTGTTTACGAATTTAATATCTTCCCCAGTCCACGGAATTTTAACCGATGCTGTTGAACTCATTGTCATCGTCTTGTTGTCTACAGTTTGATCTGTACCTTCTGGAATAGTCATTGCAGGAGTAACTGTATCCACAGACACTTCCCGAGTGAAAGCTGCGCGAATTGTTTCGCCTTGAGCCGCCACTTGTGTTGCGTTGCTGTTAATCGTAGCGGAAGGAATCACACCAACCAATTCACGACCCACTGTATCTGCTGCTTGATAAATATCTGCTGCTAAATCTGTTAAAACATTAGCCATTGGAAACCACCTTAATCATCGATTATTTTGCCGCCATTTTTGACGTACTGAGAACGCTCAACTTGACTCATTGAGTCAAAGCTGGCACGGGTTATTTCTTGGGTAGCAGCGCCGCCGCTATCCTTGCCGCCTGTACGCCCTGCGCCATTGGCTTTGGTTCCTACTATTAGCGGAGCAAAGCTCGCACTATTTTGAAATTCTTTCTTCAGCTCATCAATCGACAACGCCGAGGGCTGTCCATTTTTATCAAGAACAATAGTCTCGACAGAACCATCTTCCCTTGTTTCTGTTCTCAATCGAAATTCAATATGCGGCAATAAAACACTAGCCGAACCTTGAATGGCAATCTCAGAAGCTATCTGTGCTGCTGCTTGTCCGCTTGTTAGTCCAACGATAGTCTTTGTCAGCTTCCCAATTCGTTCCTGCAACTCAGATTCGCGGGTAGTAAATTTACTTTCCCAACTTTTATGGAGTGCTTCTGTGTCATTTCCTTGCTTGGCTGCTTCCATCCTAGCTTGCTCGGCCTCTGATACGGCTGCGCGGGCTTTTTTCTTAGCGGCTTTGCTTTCAGTTAACAGTTCTTCGACTTTCTTTTTCAAACCAGTAAGATTTGACTCATCTGGTTCTGGCATTCCTGTGATTTTAAGTTCAAACCCATCGTCCGTTTTTTCGTACAAATCTTGAATTGACTCTGGCAGTTCTTCTACGCTTTCAACTTTAAAATCGATCATGTATCTCTCCGAGACTTTGCTTACCCAGTAAGCGACAACACAGTCTAATGTCCAAACGTCAATTTGTCCACTTACATCAAAATACTGCACATTATTGTCTTTAAAAGTAGTAGCCACCATTTCAAAAGTAGTAACCACCACTTTTTTTCATAAATATCGTCTTTTTTTCATAAATATCGTCTTTTTTCCATAAAAACCCTTTACATCTATAAAGGAATAGCTTTATAATGACCCTACTTACTAAAAAGGGGCAGCGCAATGAAAACATTTACACAGATTAGCAAGTTTAGAGAAGGCTCTGTTGGGGACCAAAAAAACGGCAGAATCATCCATGTAATATGGGAAGACCCCAAGCGCGAAGGACTTTACACTTTAACTGCGTTCCAAGTATGTGACGGAGAAAAAACTAGAAGGTACTGCGACCTTTACGGGAAATGTAATCAAGAACAAATTATTAGCTTAACCAAAGATTTTTACGAAGTATAACCAACCACAGCCCCTTCGGGGGCATAAGGGGAATAACAATGACTATAAAAAAACAGGTTTACCAGAAGGCAAAAGAATTAAACGTTGAAATATCTTCAGAAATGGAAGACTGGCCCGAATCGAGAGCTTTATATTTTACCTTAGACGCGCCACAGGGATACGTTATGAGTTGCTCAAGTTGTCACTCTGCTCGTGTCGGAAAGAGCGGGGATTGGAAGTACATAATGGACGAGTTAAATGAAGGGCTGGAAGAATGCCTAGACGGCGAAGAATGCAGCCTTTGTAATCACTAATCAGCCCCTTCGGGGGCTAAGGAGAATAAATATGAGATTCCAAACAAAAAGCAAAAAGGCTGGATACCAGCAATATCTTGTAACAATAACCGACTCCACAGAGGTTAAGCCAACGGTTACAGTCATGATTGAAAACACCGGAGAGGATAACTGGTGTCAGTGGCACGTAGGTGAGCCAGTGATAATTGGCGAGTGCTTAACTTATGACACTAGCAACTGCTGCGGATTTGAAACCAAAAAGGATGCAATTTGGTGGTTGCAGCGAGATGGCTTTCACATTGATGAGAACACTGTACTTACTTAAACAGCTTAATCAATAAACTTAGTGACATTAGCCTTTTCAAAAATTTTAGGCTCTAGCCGATTCATGTCAGCTAGGGTTAATTCCTTGAAGTCTGTACTGAGCTGAAGCTCTGAAAACCTCTCCGCAGATATACCCCCATTCCTAAGAAGCCTTGCCCGATTCTCCCCAATAACTGACGCTTGAAAGCCTGATGGCTGTCGCTTCAACCATGAGTAATAAGTTTCGTTGGCTGGAACGCTTTTGACTACGCTTTCCCCTTGAGCATTTGTTGACCTTGCTTTTCTGGTAGCCCCCTTATCCAGAGCATCAAACCGACTATCTAATACTGCTACCACTGTGCTTCTACAATTAGGATGTGCGGGAGGTCTTAAACCTCTGTCTCTAGGGAACTCTCTGCCATCTAATGATCTGCATATTGCCGAGGTTCTTCCATCTAAAGTGCTGACCCATTTAACCTTTGTGACGATATCGCTATTATCATTCCAGACCTGTTCTCTTGCTTGGACAGATGCGTGTTGAACTGCTGTTCTAGTAGCGACAGCCATAGCTCTATTAATCCGGTGCATAGTGCCATCGGTATACTTAGCAGCTCTCGTTCCTTTAATGTTGCGTATGATTTGGCCTGTTGTTTCTCCTTGATAGTAACCAGACTGGATAACTAGAGCCACTTGCTCCATAGAACGGCTGCTCATATCTCTTAGAAAGGGCTTGAGCATCTTTCCGTTGTTCGCCCCATTGGTAGTTAGGGGGTTATCAAAAACTGCTGTACGTAGCTGTGAGGACGGAGGAACCACAAAGTCAAAAGCGACTACTTTGCCCAGAGACTT